TTGGGCAGCACTAAGCTGCATGTTGCGTTCCAACTGTTGTTGCACAAGCTTCATCACTGCACTCTCATCAAGTCCACTCGTTCTAGGCTGGTCGGCCGGCACGTCTGGCTGATTAGGTTTAGCGAGTCGTGATACGACATCTTCGAGGCTTTGACGCTGTTCAAGCTCAGCTTGCAACCGGATGACTTCCTGCTCACGCGCAGTGAGCTGGGTTTTAATCTCTGGAATGTAGGTCTGAGAATGTTGCAACGCTTTCAGGGCTTCGTTGACGTTCGCATACTTTGGCTGGCCTTGCTCATTAACAATGGCTTTGAGGAGGTCCTCGTACGCATTGGGCTGGCCTGCTGGTTCTTGTGGCTTGGTAGCCGGGGCTTGCTCTTGATTACTGAACACGGACTGGTCGGTCACTGTGTATTTCCTATATGATTTAATTGGTCACCCGACTAGGAGTCGAACCTAGGCCACTTCGTTCCAAACAAAGTACGCTACCGTAACGCTTTCGGGAGTCTTACGAAAAGGTGTGAGGTCCTTCCCCTCACTAGTGCTTCTCAATAGGAATCGGAGTTCCTTGGAGCATCGTACTATTATATATACTTAAGTATTCCTAAACGCATATATCTTTGGTTTCTTTCTTATTTATCTCTTAGATATTTACTAGTAGTATATACTATACTCTTTTTTTAGGAAATTTGCCGTTCACTTTCTGAAATTAATTCAATTATTTCTGAAAGAGCCCTTTCATACCCCCTCTGATCCGCCTGTAAGAGGGCCCAGTTTGGGTTATCATACAAGAGTTTAGAGCGGCTGTTCTTGACTGAGGCGTCCGCCTTATCTGCTAGCATCTTAGCAAGGCGTCTCCGCATAACCAGAGACTCCTTGTAGTTAGCCCGCATTTCATCAGCCAGTTTCTTTTCTAAGCCAGCAGTCCATACAGTCTTTAGAGCCATTAGAGACCATCCTCAACAGGTACAGTAGCTTGCAGTTGTGCGTCTTCCTGTGCTTGGTTAACCAGAGATTGAGTCTCTTTCTGCTCAGCGATAGCAACGTTAGGACGGAAGATGTCGTAGCCTTTGAGGCCAGTGACGTCATCAACGAACTTAGTGAGGGCAATCGAAGAGGTGTGAGGTGCAATCATCTGACCAATAGGCGAAGCGAAGATACCGATTACGTTCTGCAAGTCTTGTGCTTGCTTAGCGAAGTGACGAGCACCAACAGGGCGGAGCTTACCGTTAGCGGTGATATCTGCTTGGGTAATAGTCTTGAACTGTTGTACGCCAAGGTCAGTATCCATCACTCGGATTACATCAGAACTATCCATGTTACGCACAGCAGTCTCTAGCATACCATTGAGGGTTGGTTCCAGCAGCTCAATCTCAAACGTAGTGGCCTTCTCTTGGAAGATACGGCCTGCTGCGTTGGTAAGGGTCTGTACCTCAAGGGCTGTCTTCTCACCGGGCGTACGCACGCCCATAGCCTCTCGTGGAGCACCAGCGAACAGTTCCATCTTGTCTTCAAGGAGATTGATCTCGTTGTTGGCTGTGATGATACCGCCCATGTCCTGAGACAGAAGCTGTACAGAGCCACCTTCATCAAGGTGAATCTCAGCAGCAGGTCCCCAAGTAAACTCTTCCACTTCACCGACGATTGCCATTGGTGGCAATACAACGAGGTCCATGGCGTCCGCTTTCAGGTTCTCAAGGTGGTCAATACGGTATTGCATCCCCACCAAGTTATCCAAAGGACCCATGGCCCAGAGGTTATCCTGACGGAATCTCCAACCCACATGGTAGATTGGTGCATGGCCTTGCCAGCTTGGAATCTCCACATCACGAACCATATAGCTACGGTCGACTACAGTGATGAGCCGATTAGTACGCAACTCACCAGTCTTCTTGTCATGGTAGTCCCCATAGAACTCAAGGATTTCCATGTGGTCGCCAGTGTAGTAGGAGTACAGGTTCCCAAAACCGTCTACAGAGTACCCAGCAGCCTTGTCGAAGTCTTCTACGGAGTAACCCCCGAAGTTCAGGCTGATCTTGTCCCTACGCTCCAATGCGGCGGTCCAGAAGGCATTCTCAGGGGACTCAGTGGCCAGTTTCTTCAATTCACCCAAAGTTTTCACAGAACGGATGATTTTGAAGGTGTTGGCGAAGTCGTCAGCCAGTGGGTTGAATACGATGTCCAGTGGGCTAATACGCTCAGCTCGTGGGCCAATGTAGTCAGGGACGACACTACCATCTACCATCTCTTTGTACTTAGAATCAAAAGTCACAGTAGCAAACGCATTACCATAGTCGATGTAATCATACACCAGCTTGGACATGGTGGTACGGAAGTGGCTCTCACGGCACTTGTTGCTCATGTACGCTTCGATAGTAGCGGCCTTGAGCTTCAGGCTGTCGTCCTTGGTATAACCCTGCCAACGAAGCCAGTCGTCGTTAGGGAACAAGGCACTTAGGTAGTTAGAGTGGAGGTTGTCACGGATTTGGCATAGCTTAGGTGTAGTAGTGCTGTTCTTCCACGGGAGGTGGTTGTTAGAGGTTGTCTTGGTATCGGTGGCGAAGAGGTAGTTACGCAACTCCTTCCACTCGTCAATCTTCCCTCGACGTTGACTATTGTACTCGTTCCACAGCCAGCTGACCCAAGCACTTTCATCACCTTGGGCCAAGACTGTAGTGAGCTCAGCAACTTTTGTAGACATGTGTTTTCCTTATTATCGAAATGCAACACCGCCGAATCGGCTAGTGGCTTTAGTCGTAAAGAAGTCTTTCATTTGGGAAGACCTACTTTTCATTGGTGGTACAGCAATGCCTACAGCGCTCGCTAGGGCGTCCTTAAGGTCATCGTGGGCTGGCCTAGCCTGTACGAGCTCTTCTTCAAGCACGGTGGTCCAGCCGCCCTCGTGGTGCCATACTTCAAGGTTATCGTACCTGTGTTCCAAGGTGGCAGCGATACGCTCTTCTTTAGAGCCTTCAGCTTTGCTTGGTCGGAACTCTTCTACAGACAACCGGAGACCATCCTTCTGTACGTAATCCTTGATGGCGTTAACGATTACCTTCTGGGCTACCGTAACCTCTGCCCTGAACTTGTTGAAGTTCCACTTGGCATGGAGTTCCTTGATATGCTCGAAGTACTCAATCGTCTTGTCAGTCTTGAAACGGTCAATGTCTACGACGTAGATGTTATTATCACAGTCAACCCCAATCACCACGATGGCAGTGTAGTCCGCTGTCTTGGAGAGGGAGAATGCAAAGTCAACTGCTGCGTAGATGTTGAGCTTACGGTCAGCATAGAACCACTTGCTACCCTCCCGGCGTAATGCCCGTGGGTTGTAGTATTGGAACTTGTCACGGTTGATACGGTTAGAACCAGAGTCGTTTGGGTTGTTGTAATACTGCGCGAAGAACTGAACACGGTCCTCATACTCACCGAAGATGCGGGAGAGGATTTGTTTATCAAACCCAAACGCCTTACCATCCTCACGAACTCGACGAGGCCAGATGTAGATGTCATCCTTCTCTACAGCGTACTCTTTAACTTCCCAAATCAACTTCTCTTCAATCTTGATACCGTCTTCGTTGAAGATATCATACTTCTGTTTGTACCAAGTGGCGTAGATGTCAGAGGGGTGGTATCGTGTCCCACAGGCCATTGTGAACCCACCGGGGTTACGAATGGAGGTAAATTGTGAGCTCTTTCTAACCACAGACTCTCGACCGTCTTCTGTGTAAGCATTCTCTGGAACCACTAAGTCATCTGCGATAACAATGTCTGCGTGCCACCCAGTGGTGTTTGTGGTAAGTCCCGCAGTGGAGATAGTATCATCTCGTACACCTTCCGTACGTCTACGCTCATGGTCAACGCTCATATTGGTGGAGGACCAGCGTTCCCGCTTACCCTCTTGTGGGTGTACATACTCAGGCCAGAACCGACGGTAGAGGGAAGACCCCAAGATGTTCTTCACAGCGTACAGCTGAGACTCTGCAAGGGTCGCTGTAGCCGAGATGTAGAGGATGGTTACCTCAGGGTGGCGGGTGATTACCCAAGCGCACCACGTGGCCACCATGTGGCTCTTAAGGTGGGCTCGGGGTAGCATCACGAGCTTGTTAGAGCCCAGCTGGTCACCCATTCCAAACACTTCATACTCTTGCATCCAACGGAACACTTCACGGTGTACTTCACCGTACATGTAGCCGGGGTTAACCAATTGGGCGAAGTAGAACAGGTCAGACTCAGCCCGTTCCCTAACATCCCTGACCTCCTGTGGCATCAACTTCAGACGCTTAGCTGCGTCCCTGCTCCATTCTTCATCCATTACAGACCCTTCATACGTACGATGTCAGCAGAAAATTCTTCCGTCAGGCGATCAGCCAACCGGTCCTCTTTCTCTTTGTCCAGCTTGCTAGGACGACCCGGGGCACGTTTCTCCCAACCACGGTCAGCTAGAAACTTAGCCGCAGAGAAGTTGCCGCTCTCAGAGGCACAAAGATTTTGCATATCACGGATGGCTTGGGAACGAATCTTCAGTTCCAGTTCTTCACGCCACTCATCCACATGCTTACGAATCTGCTTGTTCTCACAGAGACGCTTCCAGTGTTGCCAGCCAAGCAAATGCTTAGTGGCGAAATCATACTCCGTCACATCTTCCTCTTTGAGGTATAGACGTTTGAGGGAGGGGTAGTTCTTGCCTTTGTAGGCGTAATCATGTTCTTTCAGTGTGTAGACAGCATACTCAGAGTAACCTAATTCGAGGAATAGACTCTGAGTCAATGGGCGACCCATAGTGTCTTGTAGTTGTTCTTTAGTAATCATAGACCCTCAGTGGGCCATCCTTGGCCCGTTAGGTTATTAGAGAGTGAGAATCCGCAGGGTTGGTACTACGGTGTTAGCGATCTTGATGGAGTCTTTCGGGGCAAGGATATATTGCCCAGAGGTAGACACACCACTATCCACACCACCACGGGTGATGTTCACCGAACTCACAGTACCACCGGACAGGAGGGCCTGTACGTTGTTACCAGAGTCGTTAGTGAAGATGAACGTACCAGTGGTTACACCAACGTTGAATTGGTTGTAAGGTCCACGGGAGAGCGTCTTCTCGTCGGTGCAAGCGATAGTGGTAGTGCTAGCAGAACCAATCAAGAAAGTACCGGTGCCGACAATACCATTACGGTTGTAGGTTACACCAACGAAGTTGGCGTTGTTAACACCACTAGCCACCTCGATGTTGAAGTAACGACCACCGAAGAACTGAGGAGTCGAAGAACCAGAGACGATGATGCAATCAGTGGTGCAGTTGCAGCTGTGGTACTCGTTACCTTCACCTTGCTCGAAGATGTCAGCGTCGCTGTTAACCTCGAAGTCCATACCCCACATCTTGTTATCAACACAACCTGCGGCAACAGTGCTGGTAGCCATACCAGTGGTGCAACCTTCGCAAGTACCGCTGATGAAGAAGTTACCGAAAGCACCACCCAGCAACAGGCCAGTACCTACGACAGGTTCCACCAGACCTTCCATGATTGGGTTGATGAAGGTGCAGTAGGAGGTTTGAGTACCTACACCACCAGTAACCACCATACCGTAACGAGGAGTGGCGTTGGTATACCAAACACCATCAGCGTTAGGGGAGACTTCTGGATCGTCCCAACGGCTTACTACGCAACCATCGATGTAGATACCGGCAGAGGTTGCACCAGCACCACGGACTTTGAACTTGTACACCGAGTGGTGACACTTGACGATGTAAACAGCGTTCAGAGCAGTGGTTGGGGCATCGACAACAAAACCGTATACACGGTTGTTGTAGCAACCACCACCCGGTTGGCCTGTACCGTCAACGATCCAAGCGTTACCAACACCGTGGTATTGCAGGTGAACTTCACCAACACCCTCTACGATGGCATCTTGGATTGCCCAGTTGGGGCTAACGGTGTAGCCGTAAGTACCCGACGCAAAGGTCAGGCGGGTTTTGATAGCCAAGCTGTCCAGCCAGTTACGAGCAGTTGCCAGTACACCATCGTTCAGGGTAAGGGTTGCACCGTCAAAGACGCCACGCTTCATACCGAACTGGAGGATGTCGACGCTGCCAGCATAGATCAGCTTCCAACGACCACCATCAGCAGCAACGATGACAGTACCACCGTTGTCTGCCGACACTACGTCGGAGAGGTCGAGCTGATAGCTAGAGGCACCCCCGTCATTGGGGGTGTAGTAACCCTTGGTAGAGACGTAGTTCTTAAGCAGCTTGGATACGTTACGCAAGTCAGCTACAGAGTTTACAGTCGCGTCAAGGGACAGCAGGTCTTGACCTACTACGAGGTCTTCAATATCTACAGTGACAGCACTATCCAGTGTCTGTAGCGTGTTAGTACGTAATGTACTCATTGGTTATTTTCCTTAAACATTATAAGTGCCACTCATGAGGAAGTTCTTCTGTA